TATCACCCTCATTCTCTTTTAGTACATTTCGGTAAATAGCTTTGATAGGTGACTGTCCGTATAACTGCGCTCCTGTTAGCGTAAAGTCAGGATTAAAGGATTTAAAATGCACAACCTGATTTGCAGGGATTGGAACTTCGGTCATGTAAACCGACCGCATCTGATAGCCTTTGATAGGCTCAAACATACCGCCAGATATAATCTCAATAAACTGACTAGGCAAAGAATATAACTGAGACCATATTTGTTTTTCGGTCATTGCAGGATCTTTACCATTTCCGAAAATATATCCATCGCCTGTACATAAGAAGAACCCTGCTAGATCAGTCATCCACTCCTCATAAGTCTGTTGCGGATTAGGCTTGGCTAGTAAGTCAAGAATAGGATTGCTTTCTACTTGGTTAAACATCTGCTCTTTTAGTTGCAAAGTCCGCATCTTAGCAGTTGGCCCCTCAGCTAATGACATGTTCTCAAAAACCTTTAAATGCTTTTTAGTAACGCCATCTTTAACCTCATAAAGAGAATAGGCGCACTCTGCTATTTTCTTAGAGATAATATCAATGCAGGTATATATGTCCGCGTTTTTCTTGAATCCTTCCTCAACAAACTTTACCTTATCCTCAAAATCAACTATTACCTGATTATTGCCAATCCAGCCAAATACATTTTGATTGTAAAGGTTAGCGGTTATCTGTTGCTGAAGTCCTGGCATTAAAGCCTCTAGCTGAGTGGTAGCTGCCTTCTCAATGTCAGCTTTGAATATCTTAGAAAATACGCCCATTTTAGTTCCAATCAAATGAATATTCTTGTTTAATTTTAGATGCTAACTTATTTAATGCCACATAACGCAACGGATCTATCAAGTGATTAAAAGAATCAATAGGCTCATTTAGCATCCTGCCTGTTTTATCTTTTTTCCAAATGTAACTAAATAATTCCTTTTTTAGATTATGGCTATTTGCAGTAATATTTATCTTATATCTTTTAAGAATGTCGATCCCTTGCTTGATACTGTCGGGCCCTTTCATTGCGCCATGTATGTTAAAACCTTCGGCGTAGATTTCTTGTATTGATTTAGGCTCTGCGCTATCTGCTATAATCTCCTGATCTTCCGTTACTCCAAATTCTCGCAGCTTTCGACAAATATCCATGTTAGTTAGCCTTGTCTCATAACACATCTCATTTACCCATAACTCGCCGCCTGACTTGTAAACCTCTATTATGCCAGTCGGATCATTCGTGAAACCAAAGTCAATGCCATAGCTTATCAGCTCAGCATCCTCTGGGATCCGTTCACATATGGCCCAGTTCCTAAATATAACGCCTTCAATCTTGCCTGTCAAACCTCTGGCATATACTCGCCACAGTTCTAAGTCTAAGTCTTTAATATCTTCAATGCGCTTGTGATCTTCATCCGATAGGAAGGGATTGTGCCTATGATCGGATATAATTAGCTTTGTATCTGGCTGACCGATTAATTTAGTATGCGCCCAGAACTCATTGGTAGGGTTGTAATCAATGTATATTTGATTCTTGGTCCTAATGGCTAACTGCCAATAGATCTGGTAGCTTATACCATTAGCCTCATTCCCAAATAAATAGTCACGCTTACCATTCTTTGCGGACTGCTCATTTTCAAAAGAAACAAACTCAATCAAAGAACCATTCTTAAAATAGATAATCCGTTCAGTCCTATTCCAGAATTTTAACTGGGATTGTAAATATTTGTTATCTGCAAAGATATTCTCCGCATCCCGGTACGCACCCTTGCGCAAGTTTGGCAATGATTCACCGGCAACTGTTATAACAGATCTTTGCTCTGTAACTGCTTTGTAAAAAAGCAGTTGCATAATTGAATAGGTCTTGCTGGAAGATGTGCCGCCCTGGTTAATTAATACTTTCTCTTTAGCGTTATAATTCTCATAAAAGACCGGAGAGCATTTAAACATTGTCTATTTCATTTTCATTACTTGCTAATGGAGGTGCAGTATTGTAAATAACTGGAGCAGGGATGCTTAGATTAATCTTAGACTGTTCATTATCCTTTTCAAATACCCCAATTATCTTACCAAGGTGAGCAGTTGCATTGTTAGCACCCGATGAATCAAATCTGTATTCTCCAGTTGGTTGACCTTCTTTGTCTAAAACTGGTTCTTCTTGCATACACCTATCTGAAATAGTCTTAAACCTTTTCATAACCCAAGTAGCGTCAACTTCTGCCTCTTTACTAATCGCTGATAGTTTATTCTCAATGTACAAAGCTATTTCATCCAATGAAAGCAATTGAGATGCTTGAGAACGGGCAGATGTTTGACTATAACCAGCTGATATAGCGGCTTTTGTAGCATTAGGTTTTTTGCAGTATTCGTCTGCAAACTTTTTTTGCTGATCTGTCATAATGTTTATAATTGTTTAGTCAAAGTTACCCAATAATTTATAGAATCTCAAAACCGTTCATTTTTGCTAAGCTATCCCTCAAAATTACAAATTTCTTTTAACCTCTGGATTTTTACCTGCTCCCAGCTTTTCCAATCCGGATAAAGTAGCTTGATCTGATCTAAAACGATTTGAACGTCTGCAATCTCTTCAGCTATGTTTGAATCTTTTATAATGGCTTGTGTAAGCTCCGCCATTTCTTCAATGAGCTTTAAGTGTTGATGGTCTCTTCCAAATTTATCAAGTGCTTTTTGGTGTGTGTTCATAGTTTTCTAATTTTTGTATAGTCTGGATTAAATTCACAATCGTTCAAAGTATCTATCCGTTGTTTGATGCAGCGGATGAATAGGTCGCGGCGTTCTTCGGAAACCTTAGCAAGTTCGTAAATATCTCCAGTGCGAAGTCGGTCAATAATTTGCCAAGCGCGGGATAGGTTTTCGTCTGTTTCCATCTTAATAGGTTAATAGGATAGTTAATAGGATAAAATTTATTATCCTATTAAGATTTTTCTGGCTTGTTGGTACTTTAAAGTACATATTTATATAATCTTAATAGGTTAATAGGATATATTTATATAATTAATGTTTCTGTATAAATGTATGATGTATTTTTTTGTTGCTATGTTGTAGAAATAAACTAACTCACTTTTACCTATTAACCTATTAACCTATTAAGGTTAGAACTCAAAATGCTCACTTTCAATACTTTGAGAGTTTAACCGGATAACCTCGTACCTATTAAGAATTACCCCATTTATAGATTTTGACTTAGATTTACCAAAAACTTTTGCTAATTCCATACCGAATTTTCTCATCGAATGTATTTTTTGTTTAGTATTGCCTTCAATAAAATCTTTGATTTCTGTGGCAGTCATCCATTCAGAATAGCCACCTTGATCGGAAGATTTAAAGAATTTCAGTATCAATTCGCGTTCAAAAGCTATGCTCTGAAAGTCCTTTCCAACACCATCAAGAAGCGCAAGTTCATCCTTTGATAATTGCCATTCCTCAGCTGATTCGTAGGCTCTATAAGCCTCCATAAAGAGTTCATCTTTATCAATGGAATTGTATAACTCATGATCAATACTTAATACTTCAATCGGTAAAATTCTGGTATTGCCGGTAGGATCATTTATAATTTCAGGATCATTTGAAGTTCCGCAAAGAACGGCCAATCGTTTAAAATCTTCGTTACTTCGAGCGTATGGAGCACGTAATGAAAAGATAGATTTTGATGTCAGTTCCTTAAATCTCTTTTCATCCTGCTTAGATTTACCGCCCATCTCATCATCCATTACGATTAGCTTTTGGCACATCAATATGTCATCATCCTTCCCAGCATCAAGTTTACTTTCCGCATAATATTTTTTTAGTTCATCAGGAAGCAACCTTCTAAACCATTCAGTTTTCCCTGAGTTTTGACCGCCAACTAAGGATAAAACAGATCGAACCGGTGCGCCTTTGTATGCAGCAATTAAAGAAATTAGCCATTTTCGGACAAATATTTCCTTCATTTCTGTATTAGATCGGATGCACTTTGCCAAATCTGTAATATTGCCAATTGATTTTCGGTGCTGATTTTTATTAATGTATTCAGTAATTGGATTGTACTCTGAGATAAAATCACTAAAAATATAAGATTCAACTAAATCCTTAGTGATATCCTTAGTGTTAAAAAACATTCTTGCACGTAGATAAATAGAATTTATTCTTTCGCGCCTTACCTCGTTACCTTTTTCTTCAATTATGCGAGTAATGGAATTTACTTTCATTGGATGATTCTGATTCATCCATTGGGTTAATGCTTGTATTAAGTGATCGGGATCTCCCGAGGCGGATTTTATCGAAATGTCATCCCGGTTAAAAACTTCGCTGACTAATTTATCAGCTTGTTTTTCATCAACTCCCGTAATTTGCTCAATCTGCTTTTTTACTTCTTCCTTAGTTTGCCCGGCACGTTTCCCAAGTGTTGCAACTTGAACTGCTTTCTTTTGACTTTCAGGAGCGTGTATCCCAACTTGCTTAAGCATCCAGTAAAAGGTACCGGCAGTTATACCAGAATTTTTACCTTTTAAGCAGATGCTAAATTGCTTATCTGCATGACGTGAATCGTATTTTTCGGATATTGAGCAAAGCGCATGAAAATACGCCCGGCCTTGTTCCTGAAAACCCTGAGCAAGTGCAAATCCAAGTTTTAAATAAGAATCATAATCAGGAGCAAGGTTATGACCTAAGTTTACACACTCCTGAACCATTTCTGCAACTTGTGAGCCATCCACTACAATAGGCAATGACTTATTAACAAATTTCTTTTCCGTTAGCGTACGCGCGACCTTTGAGCGTTCATTTGTTATTAGTTCGGGATCGTAAGAAACAAATCTTAAAGATGCCACGTTTTGCGGCGCGGAATCAATTACAATACCAAATTGCTGAAAGTAATAATTTCGTAACCAGTTAAAAGATTCTTTATGCTTTTCGGGATTTATCTTAACTACTATGGCAAGTCCACCTCCGGATGCAGACTTAAATAATGAGTAAGTGTAAGGATCTGTAATTAAAGCAGATTTATCGGAAAAGTGATCTATGTCAATTTGAATAAATCCGGAATGAGAAATCAACAATTCCGCTTTTCGTTCGGTAAATATTCCAGAAATTGTAACGGCTGGTAACTGCTTTTTAAGCGCATCCCGATTTGTTTTATTTTGTTCGGTTCTAATTCTTTCAATCTGGGATTTGTACTTTCCAGACTTAACCGAATGAATAAATTCTAAAATAGATATTTTAGCATTTGAAATATGGGGTTTGCCTTTTTCGGGCAGCGAATTAAATAGCGAAATATCCATAATTAAAAGAACCCTCCTGAACCAAAGAAGTCGCTACAACGCCCCCATCGAATGACAGGTAAAAGGAACAGGAGGGAAATTTTAAATATTTTCATGACGTTGTAGCTGACGTAAATTTACTAATAATTAATGTACTCCTGAAACTTTCTTTTCGCTTCCTCAAATCCCTCCGCAAAGCAAACCGACCAGCCTAAAGTTCTAAGATATTGGTGCATCTCTGCTTGTTCTTGCACATGCTTTTGAGATGACAGACTGCCATCCTTTAGAAAGGTTCCCGAATCTATGCGCTTCATCTCAATCATTAATCCGCAATAATCGCCGCATCTATGATAAATCTGAATATCGGGCCACGC